TGTATCAAGATCAGGAACTTGATCTGTGAGATGTCTGTGTAAATAGGCTGGACCTTCTTTTAGGTACCAGCCTATATTGCTATTACTTATACGAGACATATCCTCGTAATAAGGAATATTAATTTCCATGGTTACTTTGCATTTTAATGTCTTCGATCATGGCGTCTACTTGCTTATGATTTCTCACAAGATAACATACAGATTTACTGTTATGTCTTTTCAAGTAGTGTTTGAAGAGTTTGTATCTTAATGGGAAGGAATCACCCATTAGACCTTTACACTCTACTATGAACTTATAGCCTTTATATTGACCAATAAAGTCTGGTAGATATGTAATAGGTCGTATCTTTTCTCCTAAATACTCGAATTTGTTTAACAGTACAAAATGCTTTGGCTCATATTTCACGTTGATTCCAGCGTTCATAAAAGCTTCATAAGTATAGCATTCGAGTTTGCTTCTGAAATGTATACCATACTTATCGACCTTTGTCGCATTTCGTACTCTTCCTTTACTTTCTACGGAAGACTGTTTTGAAGATGTTTTCATACAAATTCTTTCGTAAATCGTAGCTCAGCTGAATGTTCTTCATATCTGCATCATACAGCTGTTTGAGAGTATAGATGTTAGTAGCAGCAAGTGCTGCGCATAACATTGTCAATACAACATCAATTCCGCTCATATTTATTTAGTGTTTTATCAAGCCATTCTTTTACTATATTAAACCCACAGTTTGCTACAGCATCAGATATGTCTTTTGAGTTAAACTTCTTGTTGACGAAAAATGCATCAAGTCCATACTCTTTACTATAAGTACGAGCTTTTAGCATACCTGTTCTGTCACGATCATAAAGAATCAGTATATGTTTATACTTTTTCTTTAGTTTATCCAGGATTTTAGTAGGTAAAAATGTAGTTTCGCTTGAAGGAGATACAGCATCGTAACCCATCTTGTATAGCACCATAACATCCTTTAAAGATTTTGTTATGATTAATAGGTTACGTTGTCCTTTTGGTAGTTGTTTAAGACCTTGTATGTTTTCAGTTGTCACATTAGCTCTCCATTTTGTGTATTTTGTATTAAATGGACGATAAATCTTAAACTTATCATCTATCTTATACGCATACATCGGATTACTATCTTTATACACACCAGATACAATGTTGTTACATAAGAAATATTTTATGCTAAACACTTGAAACTTCTTTAAGGTTTCTGTATCTATTCCGTACTGACCCCAATAGTTTATATCGGTATCAGTAAAAGGTTGTCTTACAATGCCTATATCTGCTGAGGAATAAGATGCATATTCTCGTGTCACGCCTCTTGTGCTTTTGGGTGCTTGAGTACGTAGTATCCTCAGTAGTTCTTTTTCAAGATCACCAGGTCTGGTAATATGTTTATACTCTTTTACAAAAGTAACAACATTACCAGATAGACCTATACCGTGATCTTTAAACATCAAACCACCGTTTCGTCCTTTGAATACAGCAAAACTTGGTATTTTATCATCTTCCCTAAATGGGCTGTTATACAATTTACCCACCGTGAATTCTCCTAAATAATAACGATATATGTCATAATCGTCTAATTCGTTTAGTATATCAGTGAGAATTCCTAATTTTGCTGTTTTAGTACTATACATTATCCGTGCTTTTCTAACCAATCAACGCCCTCCTGAAAACCCCACTTAAAGGATTGTTCGTGACAATACTCACCATCAGCATATTCTTCTGAATATCGTTTATCACAAGCATCGTCTATTGTATTTACCCATTCAACACCAGTCCTTATTTGTGGTGTAGCTTGGTTTTCAAATCCTTCTTTGATTATATTATACAGTTCCTCATACGTTGGAAATATACCATTTGAATCAATCGGATAGCCTTTGTTTATAAGGAACATCTTCGTTTTTGTTTCATCAGATTCACTTTGTTTCTCAAGCCAATCTATACACTCTACAGCATTTTCATAACCCTGCTCTGCAAAACCTTTAAGAAAGTCGATAGTAGTCTTTCTTAATCTTTCATCGTCTTTATTGTCCATACTATTTACATATTATAATTAATCAATCATGAAATAGTCGTTTAACAATTGCCTATTCTCTTTGATAAACAAATCTCTTTGTTCTGCTGTATGAAATGATATAGGGTTGTATGTAAGACAACTAACGTCTAGATTAAGACTACTACCTAAACGACACAATGTGTATTTATGTACCTTAGTGTCTGTCCACTCTTTATCTGTTATTTCACCACCAAAACGATCGTCGTTTTTTATGATTTGGGTAATCAGAGCATACGCTTTTGCACGTTTTGCTTGTTTTTTAGTAGCAAATATACAGATGTCAAGAGGATTCTTAAAACAATTCCTGACAAGTGTTTCTGACATCATATATCCCTCCACGTACGCGTTATGACACTTCTGTTTGAGACTTTCAAGCCAAGAAAGACATTTCTTCTTGAACACTATGTTTGTAAAAGTACTTTTTTCTGTATCTACTTCATACCCTTCTGGGACACTAATCTTTACCTCTTTTGTTTCTTCGTTCATGGTTTATAAACTCTAAGTTAAACAATTAGTTGCGGAGGTAGGAATCGAACCTACGACCTTCAGGTTATGAGCCTGACGAGCTACCACTGCTCCACTCCGCGATATGTAGGCACCGGATTCTACTTCTACCGATTTCACAAGATTCAGAGTCGAGTGAACTATCAAATTGTTCTAGCCTACTCATCTATAACTTACTTTTAGTTGCAGTTCGCGATCTGAACTAATTTCTATTATAGATGTTTTATATTTGTACCACTAGCGGGATTCGAACCCACACGGACATTTCTGTCCAACAGATTTTCCTACTACTCTATGTTACCATAGCCAAACAAGTCTTATGTAAGGATTACAGATTCGAACTGTACCTCTATCATCACAATAGAATGCGCTTACACCATCACCCTATGCTTGTTTGTTGTAGTCTGGAATACATCATTACCATATTGAAATTCTAGCTAGATATACACTACTTAGACAGCGTGTTTAATTAGACATATCTTTATTAGAGTTAATTATTCTCTGTAGGAATTGCCATATACTCCAAATGTTCTGTTCGTTAGTATAAATTTCAATTTAGGTATCTCCTATATGAAAATAAAAGTGACACAGAAAATCAGCACCTCTGTACACTTCAATGCAAGAAAGGGGATTCTACGCAGCTGATTTGTTCTCATAGACCGATTCTCTATTCTTGTTTATTCTCAATTTAGCACGGTGTTATCCTTATACTGATTAATATGCCTTACGTAAGTTTATCTATGCGTATAGGGATTCAAACCCATCGTCGTTTATAGCTTTATCCACTTACTTCTCATGCCGATATGGACTTTCACCGTTTAGAGAAATTTAAATCTGCTACATTACCAATTCTGTCATAGTGGTATGTGTGGCAGGCTTGTTAATTCCTGCCACTAAGATTTATTTATTAATTAAAAATTTACAACTATGAATTAAATTAAAATTCAAAGTTGGTTGTAATCAGGCGGAGATTCGAACTCCGCAATCCGTCAGCTATCTTTTAGAGTGACCGCCATAACCTCTAGGCTACTGATTCACCACTGACCATTTATAAACAACCACATCACGGACAATGCATTATCATTAGAGCACCGTGAAATGTGGACTTGTCTCTCTATACTACGCTCAAAGCCATTATATAGATCCTATATTTATTGGTTGTCAGTACCAGAACATTTAAATAAATAGTTTGTAATTATGAAAACTAATAAGCTATTGTAGTATGGAGGGGAATCGGACCCCTCTACAACCATTCATACTCCAGGGATTTACTAGATCCCAGCTCCACCATGTTGCTCATACCACCATTTGATGGTTAATCGCAACAGTTCTGTGTGACTTAAGCCACTAATATTAAAACGGCAGTATATTGTCGTTCTCACTACCAGATGTTGCCGGAGTACTATCTGCTGTTACAGAAGCAAGCGGATCGCTAGACTCATCGTCTGCTTTAATCAGTCGCTCAAAAGAATCTCGAGCAAACTTCTTAATCTGTGTAGTTTCTACAGACATAGGTTCAACAAATATACCATTAGGTGATACTGTTGTATAACCCTTCTTGTCATATACAACTTTCAGGCGAAGAGCCTTCTTTGTTGCAATCATTGGAGTAAGCTGTTCCTTAACCCAATTAATCATCTCAGAGAAAGAGTTAATCTCTTTATCCTCAATCTTATCGTAAAAACATGAGATGATTTGCATTATACGACCAAACTGAATATTGTCTCTCTTTTGAAGATCCTCATCAGTCTTAATCCACATATTCTTCTCATTCTTCCACTCTGACATAGATACGGTCTGTCCATTCTTGTTCTCGAATACGATCTCAAGAAAGTCCTTGTCTGTAGGAGACTTCTTAACATTAACCTCTTTAAGGTAGATGTCGTCATTAATACCAACTGGGATGTAGTTTGAAACAAACTCATCCACATTAATCTGCGCGTTTTTTGTACTGTACATATTTTTATTTAGTTACTGTGTTAAACATCCGAACTTACACGTTCTTATAAATCTTATCCCAATAAGTAGTCAAATTACCATCTTCGTCACCAGTAGTGATTACAATGTCTTGACCACGTAAATGAGGTGCTCTAGCTTCTTTTGGTGTTCCATCGCCACCTTTAAAGCTAATGTGGGTTTCGTTTCCTTTTCGATACAGAAATCCAACAGCATCTGCTTCGCCACATATTATGGAGCTCAGCTTACCAACTAAGTCGAGTGACATTTCTGACAACTCTTCTCCGTCTTTGTTAACCTGAGTATCCTTGACATGTCCTACTAATATGAATTCATCACATAAGTCTTTGAACATATCTATCACTTTACGTACGGCTTGTCTGATATAGAAATATCCACCTCCATTAGGAAGTTCTCGTACATCAGAACCTTTCCAGTTTTTACCAACGGGAGATTGACGATAAAGTGTTGCTGCATAAGGCAGACATATTTCTTCGAGACGTGTAGCATTATCTATAGTTATGTGTCTATAGAATGCATGTCCTACTTCTGTATTCTTAGCTCTAATGGCTTGAGCAATTTCTCCTAAATCTGAAACACTACGTGCCTGAACAGCCATAGCATCTATGAATGTAGAACCACCCTCTAGATCTACTATAAGGTTGTTCTCTAGTTGTGCCAATGCCGACGTTTTGCCTGCTTTTGGACGTCCATAGATTATTAAAAACTTCGGATTAGTCGAAACTGCTGGAACTTTAGATGTAGGTAATATCAAACTCATTTTTATTTTGTTATGTTAATGTAGATGTCAATGATCTCCTTCTTACGAGAGTTAGAAAGTATATCATAGATACGCTTTGTACCCTCGTTGAGAGGAATTAGCTCATAACCGATCTGTATCTCATCAGAGAACAGAGCGATAGGAGTACCATCCTCAAGTTTGAAATCAAAGATATCCTCATACTCATTCTTATTCTTCAGAAGCGTTGCAAGAGCCTTGCTGAATGTAGCAAAATCAGGCTTAGCAGGTGACTTCTTAGTACCAGGAAGTGTAATCTCAATATCGATAATCTTCTTTGTCTTCTTAGACGTTGCCTTAGGAGCCAAGATTATCTCATCGTCACTATCTGTATAAAGATACGGAGCAATCTTCTTTAGATTAGAAGATATAATAGAATTAATGCTCTTAGTGTAAATGTTGTTACTGGGATTCTTCTTAGTATTGTTAGTGATATCGAATGTATATGTCATGTTTTCAGCCTTTCTTTTTATGATTCCATTTCAGTCTCTATCAGATTGTTATATGCAAGATCGTTTTCAAATTCAAGTATACAAGGTTTGCCAGCATCTCTATTCTTCAAGATGTGGATATACACCTTGTTCTGAGTAGGTAGACGATTTGGTCCGTATTCTTGTATGTTTAGCGTCTCTGGTCTGTGGACTACCAATACATAGTCACTTGCCTGAAATATGGAATCTGATGATGATAAATCGCTTCGCATCGGGTAGTGTGCAGAAGCATTATTAATTCGTTCCGGAGATTCGATATTACGGTTCATCTGTGTAATTTGTACTATAGATGTCAACGGCAATTTCTTCAATCTAATCCATACTTCTTGCAACTCACTTAAAGTCTCTAATGTAGAGCCTATTCGTTTTGTTAAAAGAGTATGATCGTATAAGATAATAAAGTATTTGCCTGTTCCTTTCACATGTTCGTTGTAAAAGTCAACCGCTGTTTGTAATACCTGTTGAGGATTTCCTGGATCATCTACAAAGTAGATTGGATAATCTTTCAACTGATTGGAAACATCGACAATCTTCCCGAATGTTTCATCGTCGAGGTCCTGTAAAGAACTATACAACTCCGAAGTCGTTTTCCTGAGTTTGTTAGAAAACGTCCTTCCGACCTGCCTAAATCCAACCATCTCTAACGAGAAGTTAAGTATCACAACATCTTTGTCCGGATTTTTGTCAATAAGATCAGTCTGCAATTCGTTTACAAAGGACGATTTGCCACTTGCAGAAATGCCGGCTATAGTCATAACTATATTGGACTCAATACCTCCCATACACACCCTGTTTAACTTCTTCCATCTAGTGTGCAATGAAGAAATCTTGTGTTCTTTTCTCGCCTTAATGTAGTCTACTGCTTCTTTTGTTACAGCAGACATAGGTCTATATGAGAGCTTATATGAGTTCTGTTCCATATGCGTCTTGCGTCTTAGTTGTGCTGTCCTTCATCTCTTCTTCAGTTTCTTCCCATTGATGGTCTACTAACCATCTCCACATAGTCTTCATATAACCTATCTTGCCAGATCTAGTCTTTTTATCTATTTCAAAAGCAAGACAGTTGTTGATATGTTCTGCCGCAGCTGAACTTCTACCAACGTATGTGTTATACAAATGTCTACATTTATTTACATTCGCTCTCAGATAGTTTTTAGTGCCATCTGGTCGCAGAACATAAACTGGGTACATGTCATAGAACAAATCGAAATAGTCCTTTTCAGGCGTAATAAATTTACTCAACGTTTCGGTAGGTTCATAGACAATGGATCCACGTCTCTCTATCGACGTGATAAGTCCCTGTTGAATTAAGTATGATATTTCGTCGTCGCTAATAAGGCTGACTAACTTGCGGACGTCTTGATTATAAGTTTTTTGATTCTTATCCAATACCATACTTAAGAAGACTAACTGATTCAAATTGATATTTGCTGATAAGTTCAGCAATTTTGTATCTAATTCTATAATCATACTCTTATACTCAATGGTTAACAAGTAACGAATTAGACTTGTGCAAACAATGTTAGCTGTCTACACTTTAGTTGCTCCGCTATTTTTGTAGCTTCTCTGATGTAATATGTATAATTGACGTGTCTGCATTTAATGTCTACATCGTCATACTTGTTTAACAAAGTAACTCCAGATTTTGTAAGTAGGTTTGTATATGACGTTTTACCGTTTTCAGTTTTTAACTTATACAAACAACATCCATTTGTAGATGCATAAAATCTGTTTATACGTTGTACTACTTTTCCGTTATATTCTACTTTGAATTTCTTATCCACACGCTGTCCCATGACAAATTTACGTATGTCATCGCATTTTGTTATTGTGTCTTTAACAGGAACACCGTTTATAAGATAATTTATTACAGCTTCTGGTATAATGACTGGTGCAAGCCCTTTACCTAATTGAGTATCTGTAATAAACATACCTTTCTTTTCTATCAGATTTGGATTTCTGGACTGAGAATATCCTTCTTTGACACCAACATAGTCATTGACTGCGTACTGATAAAACGCTTCATAATGTTCGCCTTCGAAAGAGAGCTGTGTGAGTTGCTCAAGTTCAGCAACCGATTCTTGCAAATTGCTTTCAATTTCCTTTTTTGCAACAAACATAACACCGTCTGTGTTCACCTGCACAATCCTGCAGTTATACTGTAATAATATGTCAACCAACATCAATAATACCAATTGACCATTGATACGTATTTTGAACACACTAAATGGATCATACATCCAACTAGTCTCCTCTTGCATTTTCCCTGTAACAGAATTAAGAGTCAATTTTAGAGCCAGATTCTTAAGCTTCTGTCCATTATGCTTCGCCTCAAGCCTCTCCTTATACAGTTGAGTGTAGACGTCGATTCCTGCTTTG